TCAGCCTTTACATCAAAGTCCACAAGAATGGGCCCTCACCCCATAAAGAGCGGGCGAGGGCCACAAACTTGCGGGCGTTGACTACTCCAGGCCCATCGCCTTGAGGTCGATGCCCATGGCGCGAAGCTCGGCCTTGGCCGCTTCCACCTTCTTGATGGTGTTCTGCAGCTTCTTGACCTTCTTCTCGTTCTTGGCGACCTCTTCGCCGGCCTTGTTCGTCTCCCACTGCTGCGCGTCCTGCAGCAGCTTCTCCGACTTCTTGATGCACCGCTGGCGGCGGTACTCGCACCAATCCTGCCAGCCCGTGGGGCCCTGGAAGTCCGAGCGCTTCTTCGCCTTCTCCTTGGGCACCTTCGGGGCCTTCTCCTTCTTCGTCCCGGAGGCGGTCGGGGCGGCGGGCGCGACGGGCGCGGCCGGGTCGGCGGGCTTCGACGAGTCCGTCGGGGCGGCGGGCGCGGGCGGGGCGACCTTCTTGGCCTGAACCATCTGGGATCTCCTAACCATCCGATAACCTCTCAACCACCACGAAAGTGTGGCGTCGATTGGGTCGCCGCGTTGAGCTCCAGCCTGCACAACGGGCGCCCCGAACGACATCGCACTGATCGTACATATATTTGACGATCTCGCACCCCCGTTTGTTACAAGGAAGCGATTAATAGCGCCAAATAAGCGAGATAGTTCGTGATTTCCTCCGTTATTTATGTTGGGTCATCCATTCGTCCAAGTTCACGTGGTTCGCGTAGAAGCGACCCGTCCAGCCCCACAAGCCGCGGAACTTCAGGCACGTCCTCCAACCATTCTTGGGCTTAGAGTAGAGATAGTACGCGCGAGCACCACACTTATGGCGGTACCGGTGGCTGCCGGCCTTGGTGGTGCCGCATCGCTTGAACCCGTGCTTGCGGAGCACCGCCGCGTGGGCCCGGGCGCGTTGAGCGTCGGTCAGACGAATCATGGACCCTCCCCAGTGTAGCACCCGCTGGTGCGATCGTCCTCGAGATCCACCGGCTTGGACTTGTGCTGCTCGGCCATCTCCCGCATCCCCGTGAGCAGGTCGTGGACCAGCTGGATCGTGCCGCTGGGTTGGGTGTCCTGCCAGCACTCGATGACCCGTACCGCCGCGGCCAGGTCGGTGAGGCTGGGGATGGGCTTCTTCGGCCGGTCGTGGCAGCACGCCCGACACTTCGGATCTTCGTGCTGGTGACCGAGGTCACACTTAACCATCGGTCCGCCCTTCTCCGACTTCCGGTTCTCGCCGAAGCCCTCGTCACAGCAGATGCCGTGGACGACTTGGCACTTGGTGCAGGCCGCTTGGCAGTCAACGCTCAACGTCGTCATCAGTCGCGCTCCCTTCTGGCCTCTTCTCGGCCCTCGTCGTAGTCTTCCTTCAGGCCCTGCCAGTAGTCGTTGGCCTTCTCGACGGCCAGCTCCTCCAGCATCTCACGGTCCAGCCCGTGCTTGACCCAGTCTTTTTCGGGCACCTCCACCTTGTAGTTGGGGTCCGGATCGCCGTCCCGCGCCTTGAACACCTTGAGGTCATCGACCTCGCAGGGCTCAGCGGGGTAGCAATCCTCGGGCGGTCCGGACAGGCGGCCGGGCGATCCCGGCGCCACGGTGCAGCGAACGTTGAACATGATCTCGCCGTCGGGATCATTCGGGTCCTCGCCGCCGACTTCGAACTCGATCTTGCTGGGCTTCATTTCGCCTCCTTCCAGCACTTCTCACACGCATACTGCACGTGGGTCTCGCGGGTCTGACAGTCAGAACACCGCTTGGGCTCGTCGATCATCTTCTTGCAGACGCGGCACTCGAACCCGTACTCCTCGAACCGCTTGCCGCAGGCGACGCACTTCTGCATCTCCTTGATCCACCCGCAGTACTGCACGCCGTCGATCATGCGCTCTAGGTTGGACGCCTCACACTCGCTGGGGATCAGTCCCTGTAGGACATCCAGCAGCGCGAAGAACGTCCCGTACCGCTTGTCCCAGTGCATGCCGCCGAAGCAGTGTGCCAGGCAAGTGGACGCGCCGAATCCGTTCCACACGTCGGGCGCGTTCTCACAGTTGAGATCGCTCTCGATCTCCTCCTTCATCTGCGCGGCGTCCATATCCTCGGTCACCTTCTTGTCGAAGGCGTCGCCGCCCTTGGCGGCGATCAACCGGTCCACATCCGCGAGGTGCTGCTGGCGCGCGGCCCGTAGGCCCTTGCTCAGGATGAGGAACTCTTCGTTCCACACCTCGATGCGCGAGACCAGCGGCAGGCGCGGATGCATCCGCTCGGCGAGACGGCGCCTGTACACACGCTTAACTTCCCGCATGTTCATGATGACTCCTTCTAATAAACACCCTCGCCGCCGGAATGTTCAGTCCCAGGGCGGAGGTGCTTACTGATGTTGACGCTAGGCGCCGCGCACGTACAGCTTATGAAAGAACTTGAGCATCTGATTGTACCATCCTTGCGCCGTGCCGTCAAACCAAAGATCGAGTTGGAACGGGTCGCCGCTGTTGTCGTGCTCGATCTCGAGCTTGATGCGCGGTCCGTGCGCTGCGACGTCGGCGGCATCCTGCTCCCAGGCGGGCGAACCGTCGGGATGCACCGTGAAGGCCACGTAGCAGAGGTGGTCCTCCGGGTCGAAATCCTGGCCGCTGAAGTCTTGGAACGCGTGCTGGACCGCCTCGGTGAGGGCCGCTTGCCCGCGAGACTGATCCGGCCCGGTGAGGGCCAGCTCGTACGTGGTGAGCGGCTCGACCGGACTCTGGATGATACAGTGGTACAGGAAGCGCTGTTCCGCCATGAAAGCTCCTTTCTTCAACGAATGAAATCGTACATGAATATGACGATCTCGCCATGGCTCACGTTACAGGAAAGCGTCGCCGTAACGTGAGATTGGCTAGATAAGTCAACTTACTTAGCCAGGCAACCCAAGCTCCTCGTCCGGGATCGAGTCGATGAGTGCGTCCATCTCCCTGCTCTGCTTGTCGATCAGCTTGACCAGGTCGGCGGGTTTCTTGTACCCGTAGACCTGTGGGCCCGCGTAGTCACGCACCACGTCCCGCAGGAACTGATAGTTGCGCTGGAACTGCTCCGCGATCTTAGGGTGCATGAGTCCTCCTGCGAATCTTGATCGTCGTATCCGAGCGTCCCTTCCACTGCCGGATCCCGCGCAGGCGCGCCCAGCACGCTCGATCGTACCGCTCCGCCGCCACGAACGGGTCACCGGGGAGCGTGGGCGCTGGTTCGGCGGGTTTCAGCGCCTGAGGTCTAATAGCTCGACCTCGGATGCTCATAGTGTCTCCTTTCAGCGTAAGAGTACTGGATAAGCGTAAGATACGAGTTAAGCGCTATGTTTTATGGAAAGGTGTCTGGATAAGCGTAAGCTGGTTGGATAAGCGTAAGAACCCGCTTCAGCGCAAGTGGTAGAGCAGCCTAAACTCAAGGGCATTAAGCGCAACGGCTGCTTAGGTGAGCGCTAATTGGTGGGTGAGCTGCTCAGGTGAGGACTAACTCGTAAGGTGTGGGACCAAAGCGCAAGTGGGCGCAAGAAATTCGTTGCGCTTATGAGGAAAGTTGCGCTGAAAGCAAGATGCGTTTTCACGGCGCAAGTGCAGATCTAGGAGTAAAACTGGGTACGTGAGCGTGAGAAAGCGCAGTTCTGAGGTGGAACTGACGTTGGAACTCGTCGCGTGGAATGGAACACAGGAATCTGGGGAAAGGTGTAAGAATTGCGCGTAAGGGAATTCCTACTCTGGGAAAGGAGATATTGCGCCTATTATACATCTTAAAACAGCTCCTTATTACCATATTCCGTGCGGGGGTGGGAATTTGGAACCTCTAAATACCTAGTTTTGAGCGAAGTGATAGTGGATTAAAGGTGTAACTTTAAGCGTAAGATGCTTAATAGGCGCAACTGATCTCGTAAGACGTCTCGCAGGCCCAAATCCATCGGCTTCGGAGTTGACTCTCCAGCGGGCGAGTACTCACTCATATAGGCCGTGAGGCCAGAGCTATTCCTCGAGCGCACCGCGTTGGGTGGGCCTTTACTATCTCGGGCGGCCGGCTGGGATCGTTCAGCTGTACGGCGCACAGGCCCGCGCAGGCCAGACTCCCAGCCCGCGGCGAGTGCCTCATAAGCACTGACCGTTAGCCGAGAGCCCGCTTTTCGGCGCTCTCAACGCCTAGCGATTACCGATTACCAAAGAGCAAGCGGTCCCCAGCTACTCGCTGTGCGGGCCCGTTCGGCCCGAGACCTCGGCACTTACCGATCTGGCATGCCGCAGCGGGTTCCTCACCCAGTCTTACGCGGCACCTCGTCAGCTCGCCGGCCGCCACCTTAAAGCCAAGGACGGCCCAAAGGTGGCATCTGGCGGTCTGTGTTAGACCGTGAGTCACACCCATCCTGATGAGTCGCGGATCCTGTTGGCGGGTCCCATGGCCGTGGCTCAGCTCCTTCCCAGTCTCACCGCCATGATGGCGCACCACGCCTTGTGCAGCGCCACCCACGCGGTGCGGTCCCCGCGCTTCTCGGCCAGCTGCGCCTTCGCGGTCAGCTCGCGGGCCTGTGCTTCGAGTCGAGCGTTCATGAAATGCTCCTTTGTGCTTGCGGCTCGGAACGAGTGCTGCGAAAGTGCAGCCGTGTCGCTTCGAGTCACGCGATGTATCATCATATATGATACGCTTTTGGGCGCTAGAAAGTTTTGGAGGAGTGGCTCAAATCTGAATTGAGCGAGTTTAGCGCTCCGGTGGGCTCAAGCGTGGCGAGTCAGCCTACTATCCCGGTCCCGCCGCCCTCGTCCCGCTCTTCAGCGCGGCGAGCTCGCTCGTCCCTCACCTTGAACCACTCAAGTTGAGTGCGACTCACACGATGCGCGGCTCGATGCAACAGGTCTGTGCGCTGTGACTAGGACTGCTTCTTGTTGGCGCCGGCCTTGGCGGCGGCGAGCTCGGCCGTGAGTTTCTCGATCTGGGACTGCGCCTCGGCGAGAGCGTTCACCTTCTCCATCGCGTCCACGAGGTGCTCACTCTTCTTGACCGAGTTCCAGTAATCCAGGCTGCGCTGGTCCCGCTTGAGGCTCCGGGTGGCGATCCCGACCCGGTACTCGCAGAACCACGTCCAGCCCTCGGGCGTGGCGGGGAAGTCGTCCCGCTGGAGGCGGCGGCCGACGGCCTTCTTCATCTGACGGCGGCCCTTCTCGGTGGACAGGTCGCAAGCGTTCGTGTTGGACATGGTAAGCTCCTTTGTGTGTTGTATGTTGAGCGCTCCAGCCGGAAAGTCGGCCAGAGCCGTTCGAGCCGTTCGAGTGCAGGAGTACGTCCCTGTCGCACGAGCCGCGCGTCGTGTGAGTCGACGTCGCACGCACGCATTCTTTTCTTGCGCGTCGTGTTTTTCGACGTTTCCATTTTCCAAAGAGCACGTCACGATTCGTTGCGTATTCGCGTCAACGTTTCGCGCACATCGTTTTCCGCGTCGTCGTTTTCTTCCTTTCTACCTATTTAATGCATGTGATGATGCTCTACGTTTGAATCGACAACGATTATTATTTAGTGATGTGTGAGCTCTTCATTCATGCGTAACGTATTGATTATCAATGATTTAGAACGATACGTCATTCATCACGTCTTGGGCTAGGCTGCCTCGCGGCAGAACTCAGATCCCCAACTAAGTAGTCAAAATTTTACAAAAAGTTGCGCTTAATTAAATGCGCAGCCCGTTTTCTTGCGTTACACGAAATTCCACGATTCTTACCCAGCTCTAAGTCCTTGGCCCTCAACGTCTCTGCCGATATACGCGCAACCCCACCCAGGGAGATTTCTCTAAGTTTTACCCACCCGGTGGCGTAGATGGCGTGTTACGCCTCATTCCTACAGTTTTCTCGCAATATACGCCTATCGCGTCGTCAAACTAATGTAGGAAATGGGGTGGGGTACATGACCGCCGGTTCAGTCCGCGCCAATTCGAGCAATTCACGAAAAGTCTCGAGATACGAGGCAAATCTCGAGTCTTCCCCGCATCTGCTCGAACAGCTCCAAGCTGCCGCCGAAGAGTCCCTCAGCCTCCGCGATGAAGTAGTCGCCGCGAAGATGATCCTCGGCGAGTCGATCCGCATGTTGGGGCGCGCCACGGCGCAGAACGACGGAGTCATGCCCCAGGCGGTCGCGGGTCTCATCCTCGGGCAGATGCGCGAGGTCAACGCGCTCGTAAGCTCCTGCGCCGCGATCGAGGCCAAGCGCGTCGACCAGCAGTTCGACGCTGCGAAGATGATCCTGCTACTAGGTCGGCTCCGCACGGACATCTGCCTCGCGTTGAAGGAAGCCGGGATGGCCGGCGCGGTTCCCTTCGTCCAAGCGGCGTTCGGGCGTGCGCGCTGGACGGGTGCGCTAGATCAGGGCGCCGTGGACGAGGCCCTGGCCGCGCCCGCGTCGTTCGACATCAAGTTCCGCCCGATCGAGCGGGACACGACCGGGAAGCTCAGGGAGCACTCGACCGCGTTCGACACTCCGGAGGAGGCCCTCGCGGGCGCCGCGGACTTGGATTTGACTCCGCGGTCAGCGAAACTCATTGAAGCGCGGGAAAAGCGAGATCTGCGCACTCCGGCAGCAAAAGCCGAAGATTCCGCGCTAAAAGCGGAATTGGAGGCGGCGAACAACGGGCTCGATCAGCAGATCGACGCAGAGATCGCAGCCGCTGAGGAAGGCGGAAATCCGCTCCCGGGTGTGTCGGAGCTCAGATCGAGCAAATTGAAGGACTCCAACGCAGATTTGGGTACGGGCGACTTACTTAAAGGCAAGTGAAGAGAAAATAGCGAAATGAGCGACCCGCTGATGGATACGGGCCCGATTCCCGCTCCGCCGGCGGCGCTGCCGAAGGCTCCGCCCGTGCGTGAGTCGCCGACCGCCGCGCTCGTCGCGACGATCGAGCTCATGACGCACTCGACTTGGACCCGGGAGCAGCGAATCGCGGTCACCGAGCTCGTGCGGACGTATCGGTTCGAGCAGGTCGGCGCGGTGATGCTCCGGGTGCACAACCTCGTGAAGCGCGAGGGCAACAAGGAGCTGTCCGAGATGATCTTCATGGGCAAGTTCTGATGGGCGGATACGTGAACGTCTGGATCCCGTCGCCTTTTGGCGACTGGTGGAGACACAAGTACGTGATGCCGCACGCAGCTGTTGTTCCGCTCTTTGTCAATAAGTACCAGGCCTGGCGGCCGACGCAGTACCGGTCGAGGGATTCTTGCTGATGGGCGCTTCGCTTTCCCAGCAGGTCGCGGACGTTGCGAGTGAGCTCGACGCGGAGATCGCGCTCGAGACTCCGTCGTTCGCGGATGAGCAGGTCACCGACAAGACGCCGGTGATCCCGGACACGCTCGACCTCAGCGGTCTTCAGAAGACCATGAACACCGACGATCGTAACGTCGGCGTGGGGCCCGCGAACAAGGGTCAGTACAAGAACAAGGCGAAGTACCTCCCCAGTCAACTGGTGCTGCCGTGCACCATGACTCAGATGCAGGTCTTCGCCTCGCGGTGCAAGTATCAGTCGCTGTTCACTACGCGCCGGTGGGGCAAGACGACGTTCGCTTGCCTCAAGGTGATCGAGAAGGTCCGCCGCGCGAACGCGATCGGGCTGATCTGGTGGGTCGCGCCCACGTACAAGCAGTGCAAGAAGCCGTTCCGTACGTTGCTGTCGGCGCTGCACCAGGCCGGCCTGCTGGCGGGTTACTCGCGCGGCGCGATGACCCTCAAGACGGTCACCGGGTGGACGATCGAGTTCCGGTCTGCGGAAGTGCCGGACAACCTGCGCGGTGAGGGCGTTGACCTCCTCATCATCGACGAGCAGGGCCAAGTCACGGACGACGCGTGGGACGAGTGCTTGTTCCCGACGCTGGCCGACACCGACGGGGACTTCCTCGGCATCGGGACCCCGAAGGGCCGGCGCGGCTGGGCGTACAAGCGATTCCGCCTGGGGCTGGACCCGGTGAACGCGAAGCTGTACTACAGCAAGCGGTTCACGGCGTACGACGCGATCTTTATCCCGGAAGCCTTCCTGGCGGAAGCCAAGAAGAACATGCCGGGCAAGGCGTTCCGGCAGGAGTTCCTCGCCGAGTTCCTCGACGGGCTCGGCGTTGTGTTCGAGAACCTGCGGGAAGCGCCGCGCATCGCCCCGATCAAGGGCGAGGGCGTCGGGATCGGAGCGGACTGGGCGAAAAAGAAGGACTGGACGTGGTTCGTGGCGACGGGCGAAAAGAGCGGGAGCATCATCGACTACATGAGACTCCCCCAGCTGATGGCGTACCGGCGTCAGGTCGACGCGCTCGTGGAGTTCTCGAAGCGCGTCGCCGCGAAGGGACACCCGACGCGTCGCCTCGTGCATGACCAGACGGGCGTGGGCGAAGCGATCGACGAGCTGTTGCGCGCCACGCCCTTGAAGAACAAGTTTGAGGGCATGACGTTCACCTACAACAGCAAGAAAGATTTGGTAGAGGAAGGCATCGTCGCGTTCGAGGCCGGCAAGCTCGGCCTCCCCGAGGGGTTCGAGGACGAGGAGGACGGGGAACGTTTGCTCCGGGAACACGAGGACTTCTCCTTGGAGGTCACGAAGACCGGGCGCGTCCTATACGGGGCGCCGGACGGGTTCCACGACGACGCGGTCATCGGCACCCTCCTGTCGAACCGGGCGCGGGGCATGGCGGCGTCGACGCCCCGTGCGAGCGCGAGCGTGCGCGTCGCTCCCTCGATGATCATGGGGCGGCGTTTGTTCACGCAGGCGAAGGGTCGGATCTTTAACTAACGTTCTATAATAGGAACGATCATGAGCGCTCCTGCAACGAAGCTCGCGTCCGTCCCGCGCACCCCCGGAGCCGAGAAGCCGAAGCCTCCGACCGGCGCGTCGATCCGGCAGTTCACGGTTCAGAGCAAGGTCATGCGGGAGGTCGTTCGCATCATCGGGCAGTTCAATCCGCAGCGCGTCGACCACAAGCGGCGCGTGCAGATGCTGGACAACCCGACGGTCGCCTTTTCGCACGCGATCCTGCGGGCGTCCGTCGTCAACGACAACTTCTGCATCGAAGGCCAGAACAGCAAGATCGTCGCGCTGGTCGACTACGCCGTGCGCAAGGTCTGGCACGACATGGCGCTGGGCTTGTCGCGAGCGATCCCGCTCGGGTACCAGGCCGCCGAGAAGATCTGGGTCGGCGGGCCGATCTCGATCCCGGTGCAGGACAAGAGCACGGGCACGCAGGAGTTCCTGAACATCCCCAGCGCATGGATCTTTGACAAGGTGAAGGTGCTCGACCAGCTGGACACGTTCCTGATGGTCGACCGCGCGAAGGACGAGTGGGGCGGCATCAGCGGCACGGGCGTCGACGACAAGCCGGTCGAGATCGGCACGGAGCGCTCGATCCTTTGGTCGTTCCTGGCGCCGCTGGTCTGTGGGAAGCTGACCGGCCGCCCGATGCTCGACCAGCAGTACAAGCCGTGGTGGGAGCTCGAGGCGACGGACCTCTTCTGCGACCGGTACTTCGAGAAGAAGGCGGACGGGCAGTACATCGCGCACGTTCCCGCCGAGATCGACGGGCCGAACGGCACAAAGATCGACGGGTGCGAGTTCATGCAGGGCGCCTTGATGGCCGCCAAGAACGGCGAGGCGATCACCCTGCCCGGCGAGATGGACGACAAGGGCAACCGCCTGGTAGATGTCCAGCTCCTGCAGGACGACAAGCGCGGGGACATGTACCACCCGCGCCTCGAGTACCTGAACCTGCAGATCCTGCGCGGCGCGCTGATCGCTGACCGGGCCGGCTCGGCCGGCCGCGGATCGGGCATCGGGACGGGTGAGGCTGCCGTGCACTTCGACATCCTCCAAATGCTGCTGGAGGAGATCATGAAGGACTTCTTCAAGGTCATCCAGACGCAGGTCGTCGATCCGCTGGTGCTGTACAACTTCGGCGAGGACGCGCTGCGCGAGAGCCGGACGTACATCAAGAGCAAGGGCCTGAGCAACTGGATGCGGGACCTGTACCGCGTCATCCTCCAGCAGATGACGCAGTTCGAGGTCGCCCTGAAGGACGGCAAGGTTGTGCGCTGCATGGAGTACATCGACTTTGTGGGGATCTGCGAGTCGATGGGCGTGCCCCTGAAGAGCGCCGACCAGCTCGGTTCCCTCGCGCACGACCGCGACGACGAGGCGAACGGCCTGAAGGCGCCGGCCGGCAACCCCGGGGATACGAACGTGAAGGGCAAGGGCGGGGCGAAGCCCAAGAACGGCGTTGAGAACCCGAAAAAGAAATAGAAATAGAAACTTAGCCCCTAACGCGGGTGGAACCCGTAGTTTGCTGCGCCGTAGTGCGCGGGTTTCGGGCTTAGATAGGAGAACCTTACATGGGCAAGCAAAGATTCCTTGGGCTGAAGGCGCGTGGGTACGCGTACTTCGGTGGCACCACGTTCGTCGATGGTGAGACCATCGTCGTCGGCAACAAGACGTACGAGCTCCGCGACGCCGCCGCCGGCCTCGGCGCCGGCAACGTCTGGGTCGACACGTCCTCCGGCGTCGCGGCGACCATCGCAGCCGCGTTCCTGGCTGCGGTTAACGCCAACAAGCCCACGCCCGGCGTCACGGCATCGCTCGACACGAAGTCGAACATCATGGTCGTCCTGGTCGCCGACGCTCGCGGCGCGGCAGGCAACATGACGGTGTCGAACACCGTCGCGGATGCGCCGTCCTGCGTCACGGGCAGCCTGATCGGCGGCGAAGCCGGCGGGACCCAGACGGAGGCGCGCGGCTCGCACGTCGTCACGGACGCGGACGTCTTGGCGGACAACATCAAGATCCCGACCGGGCTCACGTCGCCCCGGTTCTTCTCGATCGCCACGCGCACGTCGACGGGTCTCGCGAAGGCAACCACGGCGCTCGTCACGGTGGTCGGGGCGTTCCTCGACTACAACTTCGCCGGCGCCACGGACCCGGTCGCGGGAGACGTGATCACCTGGGAGGCGTGGGAGTAATCCAGACCCGAAAGGGAGCTGACCTGCTCTTAACTTAACGCGTGAGTATTGCGGATCATTAAGAGCCCTCAGCCGCCGCACCTTATCAAGGCTCGTTACCTGATATCGTGCGGCGTTATGAGGAAACGGAGATAAGAATGGATTTCACGAGACTGCTGCACCGAGGTGAGAAGTTTGCAGCGCGAGGCGCCGGACTCTTCATCAAGGACGTCATGCACGACGGCGTCTGGATTCACCCCGTCACGAACGTCGAAATCATCGTGACGAAAGAGATCCGCGCGTCGGTGCAAGAGAACATGAAGAAGTTTATCGCCAACGGGAACAAGGTCCCGATGCCCGACGGTCACCGCGACGACACGGAGGCCAACAAAGGCTTCTGGCCCGGCCCGTTCGTGTCGATGGGCGACGACGTGCTCGGCATCGCCCAGCCCCTCGACGTGACCACGATCAAGCAGATGCAGGACGGCACTGCCGACGCTGTCTCGGTGAAGTGGTACAGCAAGTACGTAGACGCGGGCGGCGTGCAGTACGACGACATCTTCGAGCACGTGTGCCTAACCAACTACCCGGTGATCGGCCGGCAGCGGAACTTCATCTCGCTGGGCGGCGCGCCGGCCACGGACGAGGCGCCGCTGTTCGACAAGAAGCTCCTCGAGGCCATCGCGGTCAACGAGGAGGACGAGGCGCTCATCAAGGGCCTCGACAAGGTGTACCAGGCCCTGCGGCAGGGCGCACAGAAAGAGATCAACGACATCATGCGGACGCCCGCGGAACGGCTGGCAGCGTTGCTGGCCCGGCGTCCGTCGAACTCGCGATAAATGGACCTTCACGAAACTTTACGGAGGTGAAACGATGAAGGAATGGTTGAAGAAGATGGCCAAGGAGCTCGGCCTGGCGGAAGACGCCAGCGAGGAGAGTGTCCTGGCCGCGCTGGGCGACAAGCTGGTATCCCTGAGCGGGGCGCCGGCGAAGGTTCGCAGCGAGATGGCCGCCCAGTTGGCGGTCCATGGGCTCAAGCTGGACGGCGACAAGGTCGTGAAGACCGAGGGCGCGCCGTCGAATCCGGCCGACCTGACGCGGATCGCCGCGTTGGAGCTGGACAGCGCCAAGACCAAGCTGGCGTCCGCCAAGACCACGGTCGAGAGCCTGATCGCGGCCGGCAAGGTGCATCCGGCGATGAAGGCCACGCTCGAGAAGGTGTTCAACACCACGGGCAAGATCGAGTCGCTGTCGCTCGGCAAGGGCGCGGACGGCTCCGAGGTGGTCATCAAGGGCAACGTCGAGATCCTCGAGGAGCTCCGGAACCTGTTCAACAGCCTGCCGGGCATCACCGGCACCAAGCTGTCGACGCTGGGCGGCCAGCCGCCGAAGCCCGGTGAGAAGGCGCCCGGATCGCTCGGCCGTGAGATCGCGGCCCGGCAGATGGGCAAAAAGAAGGAACCCGCGGCCAAGTAGAACCGCGGCTCAGAGTAGAAAGAAGGAGCACTGGGCGATCGCTCCGAGGCTAGTATCGCTCTTCTGGCTTGTTTTTGTGAGGGATTTTTCATGAGCACCAACCCCGGACACGGGCCCGGCATGCCGGGCATGGGACCGGTCCAGCGGACCGCCTCCCGCAAGTTCCTGACCAACGTGGTGCACGAGGTCAAGCGCGGCGCGAAGATCGACGCGGACAGCGTCGACGACGGCAACACCGACGTGCACCCGACGGTCGACGGCGGGACCGGCAAGACCACGACCCTCCGCGCGGGTCTGGTCGTCGTGCAGGTTCCGACCGGCCCCAACGCCGGCAAGTACGTGCCGAAGGGGCACGCGGACTGCCCCGACGATGGGGACATCGAGGCCGCGGGCATCGTGATGGGGTACGTCACGATGCTGGACGCCAACGACGATCCGGCGGATCAGCCCGCCGAGCTGCTGATCCACGGCTTCGTGCGGGAGAGCCTCGTGCTCTTCGGCGAAACCGCGGACGCCGGCTTCATCGCCGCCGTCAAGGACGTCCTCCCGCTCATCATGTGGGAAGCGGACGTTCCCCAGCCCTAACTTCGGTTAGGTGACTGACTTGGCAAGAGCATAGAGTAGAAAGTACAGAGAAGAGAGTAGAGTGTGTGCGGTACCGGATGGGTACTCGGGCCGTGGGTTCCTTAATTTTAACCAGCCTTTTGTGAAAGGTCAGACATGATCGACGTGGAACTGCTCCGCCAGGAGGAGTTGATCGGGATGATCAACGACTTCGAGGTGGATCCCAACCTGGAGCTCACGGCTTCGGGCGTCCTGCCGGTGTCGAACGGCATGGGCGACAACAAGTCGTGGGACATCAAGGTCGTCCAGCGTGACATCGACACGTTCGAGGGGAAGTACAGCCCCGCGGGCGTCCGCAAGATGCAGTACGTCAAGAACCAGACGGCGACGCTGGTCAAGACGTTCAAGAGCACGCCCATCCCGGGCCAGATCCTGATCGACCTCCGGGAGCCGGGCACCACCACGCGCCAGGTCGTGGCGCAGAACCGGATCGCGGAGGAACAGCAGGAGCTCCTCGAGCTGATCCGTCGGCAGGACGAGTTCCTGGTCGCTAAGGCACTCCAGGACGACCTGTCCGTGAAGATCGACGACATCCAGCATGACGTCGAGTACTTCTTCCCGGCGGGCCACAAGAACCTGACCATCGGCGGCGGCGGCAACAACGTCGCGGTGGACTGGTTCGACTCCGGCGCGGACGTCGTCCACGAGATCCGGAAGTGGAAGCAGCTGATCGCCGAGGACAGTGGCTACAAGCCGGAGACGGTTTGGTGCTCCGATGAGATCATCGAGTGCCTGATCAAGAACGACTTCGTGGCGCAGTACTTCGCCACGACGCCGGCCGGCCAGGAGTTCCTCAAGGAAGGAACGATCTCCCGGTTCATGGGGCTCAACTGGAAGCCCTACATGAACACCTACACGGACGAGAACAACGCCGTGCAGCGGTACATCCCGAAGGGAGACCTGATCATGCACGCCCGTCCGAGCAAGACCTGGGGCGAGTTCTGGGTCGGCTCCGACGTCATCCCCACGGATGACAAGCAGGGCATGCACGAGGTGCAGGGGCTGTACAGCTACAGCGAGCTGGTCACCAACCCGCCCTCGATCGGCCTGTTCGCCGGGAAGACCCGGCTCCCGCTGATCAAGAAGCCAAACGCGATCGTGGTGGCCCGGGTCACCGCGAGCTTCTAACCCAGCACACCTGCAGCTCCCCAGCTGCATACCTTAGGCGGGAGGGGACCGGAAGACGGGCCGGTCCCCTCCCTTACGGGGTCAAGGAGACACGAACCATGAGCGCAGTCGAAGACAACGAGACGACGGATTCACTGGAACCGGATTTCCTCAACGCCACTCCCGGCGACCCGGCGGCGAACTCGTACTGCACCGTGCTGCGGATGTACGAGCTCATGAAGGGAGTGTCGTCGAAGCTGTCCGAGAAGTGGAACGCCCTCGAAGAGGAAGATCGTGCGCGGGTGTTGATCGAAGGCACCCGGCTGATGGACCAGTTCCGCAACTGGGGCGTGCCGTACGCAGAAGACCAGGCGCTAAGCTTCCCGCGCAAGATCGACCGACGGAAGGTCGACGGCACGTGGACGCCGTTCATCGACGCGCGGGTGGAGCATGCGCTCCTCGAGTACGCGAAGTACCGGTGCGACGGCAAGATGATCGCGCTGAAGAACCTTCAAAAGGAGGGCGTGACTACGCAGAGCATCGGCGGTCAGACGTCCAGCCAGCGCGCTGATCTGACGGAGCTGCCGGCCGGGACCAAGCGCGAACTCTTGAAGGTAGCGCGTTCGCAGTGGTCCAGCGCCCGCGGCAACCGGTCGTACGGCGGCCACGTGAACACGCACGGCGATGGGTCCATCTTTGGATAAAGCCTGAGACAGATATGCTCGACGTACTCTTCAACGACAGCGTGACGGTACGCCGCCTGTCCGGTCAGCGTGACGGACACGGCAAGGCCACGCTCGTCGTGATCACGGAGCAGGTGCTGGACCCGGCGAACGAATCGGCGACGGATGCGCCGCTGTTCGTCGAGTGCTACATCGACCGGCGCCGGCGCATGACGCGCACGACGCGGGAGAGCCAGAAGAGCGTCGACGCAACGCTGTACTATAACAAGGGCGAGGCGCCAGTGACCCTGCTGGACGAGGACATCATCGTGGTCGAATCGACCGGCGAGACGTACAAGGTCGACACGATCCACGATCAGGGGTCCTCCGTGGAAGGATCAGAGTACGGGCTGGTCGGGTTGACGCGCACGAAGGCGCCGGTCACGCCGAACGCGGCGAGCTCGGAGGAAGTCTAATGGCGTTCGTGTCCATCGACAAGGCCAAGTTTTCCTCGAGCATGCAAGCGATGCTCGGCCAGATGGATGAGTACGGCAAGGCGATGGCCGCCGCCGTGACCATCGCGATGGTCGAGTACGCGGAGAAGCTGTTGAACGAAATGAAGCAGGGCATCACGCACAAGGGCGAGGCTTCCTACGTGCTGGCGCAGAGCGGTCACGTCGACGGCCCGCGCAAGATCGGTGACTTCACTGTAGTGGAGATCTTGTGGGACGCGCCCTACGCCCAGATCCAGGATCAGGGCGGCACGATCTTTCCCAAGGACGTCACGGCGGCCTTCAAGAACAACCGCCGGGTGTTCAGCCGGGGTAACAAGGACGCGATCCGCGGCTCACTGGGCCGGTTCATCACGCGCAAGCGCTTGAACATCGCGCGCCTGTTCGTGCCACTTCGGCCCGGCGTGGTGCCGATCACTGACCCGGTCGCACGCGCGGCCGCGGGTTATCGGTGGGGCATCGACTACGTGCTGGCGAAGAGCGTCACGATCACGGGATCGCAGTTCATCACGCGGGTGCTGAACCGTCGCCTACCTAACGCCGACCGCGACATCGGGAAGCGGGTTGAGAAGATCGTCGACGGGTTGATGGCCTCCAAGTAACAGAAGCTTATGAACGACGAACGCAACAGCGCGGGACGCATCCAGCTCGACGGGTTCGAGGATGCGATCATCGCCTGCATCGCCGCGAACTTCCGGTTCGAGGGCCCGTACCTGTCGAACGTACCGCTGAAGGTCGGCCGGCACTTGTTCGTACAGGACCTGCGGAACACGGACGAGCTCATTGCCGACGCGAAGGCCGCGGGCGAAGACTTCGACCCGGAGAAAGAGCCGATCATGGCGGTGTACACGGAGCCGATTCAGGGTCTCGCGCCCTCCTCCAGCCGTGGCGGCCGGCACGAATGGACCCTGCGAGTCATCATGCGTCTCGGCGTCGTGATGGAGGAGTGTAAGGCGCGCCTCGAAGAGCTGACCGAGTGGTTGAACAAGGACTTTCGCGGGATGTATGTCGACCGATACGCCGTGAAAGCGTGCAACATCCAGGTCCGCCCGGCTGCGTTCCAGATCGAAGATAGTGAGCAGGCTTATTGTGAGGTTCAGCTGCACCTTTTCGCGGTGCCGCGCGTGACCGCATAATATTAGAAGGATAAGGAGATAGAAAAATGGGCGACATCAACCTGCGGAGTTCCGATCCTCTCAACTACCAGCTGCCCGGCTCGGTCAGCCTGTTCTGGCTGCCGAAGGGCAAGACCGCG